CTTTGCAGGGAAGCCCACGATATACAGCAGTATCTCAACGCCCCTTATTCCGGTGAAATCAATGTATTGCTCGACCGGCTATCCACTCTCAACGTCTACATGGCCCGATCCGGTGAGATGCTTGCCGAGGCTGTTTTCCTGCAAGAGGAAGCCATCAATAGGGCTTTCGAGGAAAACAAAGATCGAATCGATTGCATGGCGGCCACGGTAGCCAACAAATACCTGACGAGTTGCTGCCGGCATGAAAACAGGTTAGTCAAGTGGTTGGACCGGATCAACGCCACCTGCAAACATCAATCTGATAATCTCAGGACGCAGATAAGTTTCGTAAAGGAGCAGGTTAGATTGGATGGGAGGGGTTACTAATGAATTACAAGGCCAAATTAGACCGAATTTTCAGCGAATATGTCCGATTGAGGGATTCCGACAGCACCGGTTACGGACGCTGTATTTCGTGCGGAAAAGTAGTTTTCTGGAAGGATGCGGATGCAGGTCATTATGTCAACCGGAAACACATGAGTTTACGCTACGATGAATCTAACGTGAATCTGCAATGCAGGAGTTGTAACAGGTTCGACGAAGGTAATATGATCGGATATAATCACGGTCTTATCGAGAAGTACGGGGATAAGGTTATTTCCTATTTGGACATCAAAAGACACAACATCAGTAAAATCGGGCCGACCGAATATACGGTGCTTATAAAGCACTATCAGCAGGAGGTTAAAAGGCTTAAAGAGCAAAAAGGATTGTAAGAAATACAAGTAATGGCAAAACGATTTACAGATACCGATTTGTGGGACAAAGAGTGGTTTATGTCTCTCTCTTGTAAGCATAAATGCCTTGTCCGGTTCATCTTCGATAAATGCGACCAAGCGGGTGTTTGGTCGGCTAATTGGGCGCTTGCGTCAGCTTACATAGGCGATCGGGTCACCCATGATGATTTGTCGGCATTGTCGGGAAGAATTGAGCAAATCGGCGCAAACAAATATTTCATCCCGGACTTTATAGAATTTCAATACGGGCAATTGACAGAATCGTGCCGGCCTCATAAGAAAATCATCTCACTTCTTCAAAAACACGGTTTATATGAAAGGGTATTGAAAGGGTATCCAAAGGGTATTGATACCCTTGAAGAAAAAGACACATACAAGGAAGAAGAAAAAGAAGAAGGGGGTATGGGGGAAACACAACTCCCATCCGAAGGCTCGGATTTCACCTCAGAGCTCTCAATCGTTCAACAAGAACTGCAAACGCAGACAATCTGGTTGGATCAGGTAGCTATGCAGCGTGGATTGAAAAACACACAGGAGGCTCGAATGTGGCTCGACAAATTCTTCGGGGAACTTCGCATCCGAGGAGACACGGTAAAATCCCTACATGACACGAAAAGCCACTTTGTGAGCTGGCTAAAGATTCAACTGGACAAACAAAAACCTCAGAAAAATGGAAAATATATCCCAACACGCATCTCAGGATCGGATTTCGATTGACGGGATTATCAAGTCCCTTCAAATTCAACGTGAGGAAAAATACCGCGCTGCCATCCGCAAGAGAATCGTTTTGGACTATTCCCCGGCAGATTTCACCAGATTGATGAAAGCTTTTGCGGAGCTCGTGATGTCCGAACGCGGGGAGTATTCCGAGTTCACGATAGACCGCAGTAACGAGCCGGTCATACTCGAACTCTACAAATACTCGACAATGGATAAATCTTTCTCTGGAAATTTATTCCTCGGAGTTGCCCTGATCGGGAGCTATGGTTGTGGAAAATCCCTGATAATGGACGCTTATTCAAGGTTGGTCAATCAGTTCGTCCAGTCGAAAGGATTGCAGGTTTGCCCGGTTCTGTTTAAAACAAGCATGGAGTTGTACAACCTTGCCAAATCAGGTATCACAAGCCAAATGCTTCATACTCCGCTCGTGATTGACGAGATAGGCCGGGAGCCCAAAGTTGCCAAAGACTACGGCAATGAATCAACCCCGATGATCGATCTTCTCTTTGAGCGTCACCGCAAAGGAACCATAACCCACGCTACCGGAAATTTCACGCTTGAATCTCTTTCTGAGATGTATGGGAAGATGCTTGGTGACAGATTAAAACAGATGTTCAACTTCATTAAGCTAAACGGAAGTAGCCGTAGATAAAGCATGAAAGATAACTACACCTGTTCCGAAGTTGCCGACACCAGATGTCACGACAAGGAAAGATTTACCCTCCTGATGAGTTTGAATGAACTGTTAAACTACTTCAAAAGCAAAGAGAAATGACCGTCCTTGAAGCTATCGAGCAACTGACCGCCGAGCGAAAAGAGAAAAGAATCGAGCCGCTGAACATTGTTTTTCGGAGTATCTACGACAAACTTTCGATCAGTTGGTTCGAGATGGTCGAAGAGCTCGAAAGGCTGAAAGAAGCAGGATTAATCCACATCGGGGATACGCCGAAAGACAGATACGCAAAACTATTAAAAGCCAGATAATCATGAGTAAATTTATTAATGTGGAAATCAATACCGATGTCGATGTTTATGTAGGCGACGTATTGAACCAAATCGATGATGATGAACTGCGTGACGAGGTTATCCGTAGGGAGTTGTCGGCCAGGATTAACCTGGGAACATCTCCTGTCGAGAATTACAAACCCGGAGAATTCCGCCGCACCCTGTGCGACACGCTTTCACTGGGTTATCAAGTGTCCGATGACGAGATTCTCGGCAGGATTAAAGAGTGTTTGTAAACCGTCCCGTCCGGGGCACAGAATGAAGAGAGATGACAACCGACAAGAAAATACTTGATGCCTGCTGTGGTGGTAGAATGATGTGGTTTGACAAAGCAGATCCGGATGCGATTTACATGGATATTCGGGAGGAAGAATTTATCGCATGTGACGGTAGGCGTATTCGAGTGCATCCGGATCTGATAGCTGATTTTCGGAATATGCCTTTTGAGGATGAATCCTTCAAACTTGTAGTATTCGATCCGCCGCATTTTAACCGGTTGGGTGCAAACAGTTATACCGCACAAAAGTATGGCCGATTATTCCCGTCATGGGAAACGGATCTAAAACGAGGCTTTGACGAATGCATGCGGGTTCTTGAGCCGTTCGGGATCTTAATTTTCAAATGGAATGAGGTTCAAATCCCGGTTAGAAAACTGTTGGAAATTTTCGGACAACAACCCTTGTTCGGTCATAAGTCCGGTAAAGCCTCAAAAACCCATTGGATGTGTTTTATGAAAAGATAATGAAATGAAAAGCAAACGAGCAGAAGAATTTATCAATAACAGCTCTGAGCTGATTGACGGCCTAGAGTGGATGATTGACACATCAACAGCCCGTCGAGCCGTCGAGCTTGCCGAGCAGGACACAGAAGAGGAAGTTACCCATTACCGCAAAGAATTGGAGGAATCCAAGAGGCGTGAAGAGTTGGCCCGTAAGGTAATCGACGACCAGAGGAAGAAGATCGAAGCGCTGAAAGCAAGAGCAGCGGATGCATTCAAAGAATACATGGAACAAGCACATGGAGGTTGCCTAACCTCCGATCTGGACAATTTCATTCAAAAACTCAACGAGCGATGACCTTCACTATCCCCTGCTTTGTTCGGGTTGAGAATCCGGAGAAGCGAAAAGAGTTGATCGAGTGGCTGGAAGGGGTTGGATATACCCACTTCCCATTTATACACGATAGTTGTTTGATAGCTACCGATTCAGACGGTAGAATATGGCTTACCGATGCAAATAGGGACGGGGCTTACGATTGTCAAACTGATACTGATTTATTCAAAGCCCTGGCGGCGATGAATGAATGGAACTACCGGAAACAATGGTATGCATACACAGAGTATCCGACCAATGAGGGTAAAAACGGTGTTCGGAAGTTTGTTTTCAATGAGCCTGCGCGATTCGATTCTTTTGTAGACGTGCCATCAGGTTATTACCGCAAAGCCACCGCCGAAGAGATTGTCGAATACTTCAAAAATAAAGAGCGATGAAAACACCCCAAGAAGCGGCCAGTTATATCGAACGAGTAAAGGAGTAGAAGATGAGCCTTCAATCCAAGATAGATCAGTCCAAGCGGTTTTTAGATACCGTTGTTACAAATATGGGTAACCTGTATATCGCCAACTCAGGAGGTAAAGACAGTACGGTGGTGTACTTTCTGGCTAAGGAGATCGGTGCCCATCTTCCCGTTTTTCATAACAACACGACTATCGACCCGGACGGGACATTACGATTCATTCGTGAGACGATGCCCGAAACGGTGATAAATCAACCTAAAGAGAGTTTTTATCAGTTGGTTGAACGCAAAGGGCTGCCAACCCGGCTAAACCGTTACTGCTGTGAAATACTTAAAGAGTCCGGAGGAATTGGTAAAAACACTATCGAAGGTGTCCGGTCAACAGAAAGCAAAGGCAGGCAAGGACGCGATTATATACAGTGCGACACGCGTAAGTCCATGAAAGGGGCGAAACACATTTATCCGATCTATGACTGGACCGATGATGAGGTTTGGGATTTCATCAAACAAAGAGGACTTCCAGTAGCTCCGTGTTACGCTAAGGGCATGTGTCGCCTTGGTTGTGTTGGATGTCCACAAATCAGTCGAAAAGGGGCAAGGATGCGGGAATTTGAATTATACCCCCGCCGATGGGACGCTTGTAAAAAAGCCATCACGAAAGGCATGGCTAAAAACCCACAGTGGAAGATTACCAGATATACTAACGGAGACGGTGAAAGAGCTATGCAGTGGTGGTTGTCAGGCAAAACGATGGCAGATTATTTCGGGCAGTTGAAATTGGAATTTTAACCCGCCTTCGGGCATAACAGGAGAAGAAGATGAAAAAGGTAACTATTGAAATTACAGACACGGGTTGGAAAACCACTATCGTACTCGGAGATAAAACAATTATCGACGAAAACAAACTCACTGCGTATGGGGCGCAAGGGCTTAACGAATCCCTTGAGTTTAACGACGATGTGCCAGATGAATTATATGAAGCCCTTGTGAAACTTGAGTGTTATGATGTTGCGCGATCACTTGAAGAAATAGAAATATGAAACCGCAATTTAAAGGCACGCCGGGACCCTGGAAGATTTGTTGTTATGGGCATGAGTATAAAGAGCTGGTAATAGAAAAAGATAAGAAACCCGAAACAAGAGTCGCCAATGTCGCTATACAGAAAATATTCAAGTCGTTGGCCAACGCCCGTCTTATCGCCGCCGCCCCGGAACTGCTGGAAGCCTTGCAGAAAACCAACGATCTACTCAAAGACCTGGACAACACGCACACCGGGGATAGTAGGTATGCTGACTTCGCGATTCAGTACTCGGAAAACAGAAAGCTGATTGAAAAAGCATTGGAGGGTTAGCGATGAGACTATTTAAACGCATACAATGGGAGTATATCGGGGTTGCGACTTACGGCGATACATGGTATGAGCTTTACCGATACCAAACCAAGTCGGGAGTATTCCGGTACAAAAAAGTAACTATCCAGTCCGGTTCAGGGCTGTTGGTAAAAACACACAATGAGCCCAACCCGATAGGATTAAAAACAAAACAGACGAATAGCCATGAGCACAACAGTCAAATCGAGAATGCCTACTGTGTATACGACCCTGACGGCATTCCTATTCTCCGTACTGTGGAGAATGAGCCTGATGATTCCATTAGTCGACTTACAACCGAGGGTACGTGGAAATACTGGGGAGAAGGTTACACCTGCCGCCCTGTGAGGGTGACGATTGAAGAGATAAAAAATGAAAGTCAAGGAGATCATTAACCAGCTTCACAATTTCCAGAAGTGGAGACGCTGAGCGGATATAGAGCAGCCCAATCCCACCGAGATCGGCAAGGCCATAGACGGGGCTATTCGGGAGCTGCGGAACTTCCAGAGGTTGAAAGTGAAAATTGAGAAAAAGAAACTGCCGCAAGGCGAAAAATAGAGCAATCCCTAAAGCTGTAAGAGGGGGTAAAAATCATAAAATGATGAATGAGGTGAAATTAGGAGACAAGGTCAAAAGTACGGTATCCGGCTTCGCAGGAACGGTAACTGCAAAATGTGAATACTTGAACGGTTCACCAAGGTGTGAAGTAACCGCATCGGAGCTAACCGATGGAGAAGTGAAACGTGCTTGGTTCGAAGCCTCGGAACTAATCGCAACAGAGTAATCCAGACCGGGTGGTTTCGTAGGTGGTTCGACTCCGCCTACTGGAGCAAAAACACGCCGCAAGGCGAAAAATAAAAGAAAATGAAAGGTAAAATAACTATTTCGGGCAAGACTTACGATTGCGAAGTTCGCAATGGGGTAAGGTATATCGACGGAAAAATGGTGACAGAATTTGCGAATACACTGTCATATCATGAATTACTGGAGATCTCAATGGTTGGAGCAATGGCAGTGGAAGCTGAAAAAGAGGGTCGATTTATCCCGGCGCAAGCGGTGCTCAAAGGAATTCAGAAATCTAAAACCGAGAACTAACAAAAACTGTAAATCATGCGAGATATAATTTTCAGAGGCAAGCGCCTCGATAATGGGGAATGGGTAGAGGGCGACTATTTCCGTAAATACATATACGACAAGGATGATAATGTTTCTTTACACCATCTCATAGGTTGGCAGGTGGCGGATAATGACGGAGAGATGTGTAATGACTACGAAGATGTTGACCCTGCCACTGTCGGCCAGTACACAGGGATGAAAGACAAGAACGGAAAAAAGATTTTCGAGGGGGATATAATGTCACTTGTAACTGAATTTGGCGATACTATAATACGTGAAATACGGTTTATCGATGGGGCTTTTTGTGTGATCGGAGAGCAAGAAGATGACCTGCACGGGCTAAGTTGGGCCGTAGAAATGTGTGATGGAATAGTTGGTGATAACATCCACGACAACCCCGATCTGCTGAAATAAAAACGGAGGGCGTCCGCGTCGCCCTCCTACCTTAGAAACTACTAACCTAAAATCCCGACTATGAAATCATAGGATAGTGCAAATATAACAAAAACCTGAAATATGAAAAGAACCTTACTTTATTTTATTCTTGCCTTTATAGCCGTGATTCTTGCCGCCTGTGAGCTCAACAAGACCAAGCCGGGCAAGATCATCTTCGACCGTGTCCCCTTCGTCTATGCCACGATAAACGGCCAACGGGAGCTATTCTTAATAGATACCGGAGCGTCTACCTCCATGCTGGATAAAAAGCTCTGTGACGAAGCGAAAATCTACTACATGACTACAGGCTTAGAGGTAATCGGCGTAGACGGAACCTCGATCCCTCTAAAGACCACCGGAAGAATCCCGTTTACGCTCGACAGCGTCCCGTATTCGGCCAGCTTCGCGGTACAGGACATGACCAGTCTACGGAGGGCTACCGGAAAGAACGTAAGAGGGTTGATCGGCTCGGATGTGCTGGGATTTTACCGGTTGACGGTGGATTTTAAAACATGTGAGTTAAGGTAAATTGTCCTAAAGGTAGAAAGTTGCATAGGGGAAAGACCGATAAAAGGTGATATTATTGTTCTAAAAGTATTGTTATGGATATTAAAGCAGCAGCACGAGAATTTGGTATAGCCGAACTCAGATTACATCAGCTTATCCGCCAGCATGCGATCAGTTTTAGGGCGGATGACTATGGTGTGTATGTGGAGCAATCCGAAGTGCAAGCGTGGCTTACCTCCCACCCTGAGCAATGGCAGCAATGGATGGACGCTTTGCAGCACACTCAAGATCATCTCATTTCAAACAGGTATTTGGAGCGACATCGAAATTTGAAAGATTTTGAAAGAAAATAGCTTGTATTGGCTTACATGAAGCTATACTTTTGCTATGTAATGGTACATGGCTATGGTAGAGCTTGTTCGTAGTTGGATCGCATTAAGGGATTTTGCCCACTTTGCACACATCAATGTGCAAGGAGGGCATTTTTTTACGCTACATAAGCAGTTCAAGAAGCTATATGAAGGAGCCTTAGATCAGGCCGACACTATCGCTGAGCGTTACCGTCAACTCAATCCAGATTCGGTTATTCAGATGACCGGAGGTGACCGAACTTATCCTGAGATGTCAGACCGACAACTCGTACAAGAAATCATCGCACAACTTTCCAATATCCGCCAACAGCAGAATGCTATTTGGGCCAACACCAATGCGACGGGTGATTATGTTACCAATGATCTGATGGTGCAGTGTTCAAAGTATGTGGATTTTATCATGTGGCAATTTAATGAATTCTTGAAGTAATGGCCTTTAAGCAAGGAAATACGTATTGGAAACTGGCGAAAGGATTTACGCCCGGCACGGAGAAGAAATACGCTCCTGATGAACTATGGGTAAAGGCTGTTGAGTATTTCAAATGGGTGGAAGACAATCCTTTGCTTGAAGAAAAGGTATTTGGAACTGGCCTGAAAGACACTGTAAATAAAATGCGGGCCATGACCATTACAGAGTTTTGTGTATTTGCGGGAATTACGTCTCAGACATTTTTCAATTACGAGAAGGAGCAAGCCTATTTTGACATCACAGCGCGCATACGTGATATAATCTACTCGCAGAAGTTCACCGGGGCCGCAGCAGGCTTACTGGAAAGCAATATTATAGCTAGAGAATTAGGTCTGGCTGACAAGCAAGAGATAAAACAAGATAGCACCATAACTACGGTAATGTTCGGCAATGAGGACAAAGGCTTATAGTCTGAATGTCTCTCTTACAGATAAACAAAAAGCGGTTCAGGCTGCTTTGTTTGTAGGGGTAATCGTCAAGTTCATTTGCCTGTATGGTGGATCGAGAAGCGGTAAAACGTTTTATGCTTTTTTGTGGATTGTAAAGCGAGCGATTATTTACCCAGGTAGTTACGGATTGGTGTTCCGCAAAACACTGAGTTCTTTGAAAATTGGTATGCTGAATCAGACGATGCCAGCGCTATGGAGGGAGTTCGCCAAAATCAATGGCGGTGTCCATCCTTACGATGCCAGTGTGGGCGGGGTTCCATTTGTGACCTTCAATAAGTCCGAGAACATCCTAACCTTTTTTAATGGGTCTAAGATATTCTTTTATGGTGCCGCCGCCACAATGGGAGACGAGGATAGCATGACGAAGATTTTGTCTTCTGAGTACTTTTCGATCCTTGTGGAAGAGGGCAACGAGAACGATTACAAGGTTATTGAAAAGCTGTTTACCCGGTTGACGCAGGTTGTGTATGATTCCGATGGAGTAAAGGGAATGCCGAAGTTTGTCACTACGCTCAACCCTACCGTCTTTGAGGCATGGGACTATGTGATGTTCAACAAAAAACTCAATCCATCATCCCGGGAGCCTTTGAATGATCCTGAGCGTTATGCAACGGCGCATTTCCGACCGACGGACAACATGCAGCATTTGAGCGACGATTATATTGCCACGCTCAAAAACCTTTCACCGCGTGACCGACAGCGGTTTTTGGAGGGCGAATACGGGGCCAACTTCGATGGCGAAATATTCAAGCACCTCAATTGGCTGGATGTACTCGATTGGTCTGTGTTCGAAAAGATCGTGATCTACGTCGATCCTTCTTATAAGTCAGGCCCCAAGAATGACTACAAGTCGGTCGCCACGGTGGGAATCTGTCAGGGTTCATTCTATGTGCTCGACATTAACGCAGCACAATGCACTACTTACGTGATGATGGAGCTCATACACGAGGCTCAAAGTTACGCAGAATCCAATCTGGAGCAGGTAAAAGGCCATCGAGCAATCGTAGAAACGTGGATCGAAAACCAGGGTATAGCGGATGACTTCACCAAAGCACATGGCGAGTATTGCGCCCAAAACGGTTGCGCTATCCCCTATCGGTTGGATAACACGAACAAAGGCGACAAGTTCATGCGAATAGAATCTCTGCTAGTTCCGCTCAATGAAAATTACAAACTGATATTCAGCAACCATATCAAGGAAAAGATGATTTCCTCACAGGTTGAGGTGCAATTCCTGAATTTCGCCAAAAACATGCCCAAAGACATGCACGACGATATTCCGGATAGCGTACATGGAGCTGTGATGAAATTGAGCCAAAAAACGAATGTCACCCACATGAGTGATGTGTATATAGCAAAAAGGACGTGGAGGTAATGGTTGATCCTATCGACATAAAAACAATGGATTTCGGGTACCTGATGGGTATCGACCTGATTCAGTATTTACCGGAGTATTATCTGGAAGCTGTTTACGATAAGAATGCCGATAGCCTCCAGCGTGCCGTACATATCGCCAAGAGCCGTGTACAGAATTATCTCGCCGCACTTTATGATTTATCGGCTGAATACCAGAAAACCGGCTGGGATCGCAACGGAGTGGTTTTAAAGCTGGTTATATTCTGTGCTTGCTGGGAGATAGCCAGCGGAGACGAGGCGATTAAAAAGAGCCTTACCGACGCATATCAGGATTTCCTGCGCACGATTGATGAGTTGCAGTCACGCAAACAATCGCTTTTGGATGTCCCTTCTGTCGGGGAAGATATACGAATGGCTCCGGAGGTTATTTCCACTAAAAATAAATACCTGTACTGATGGCAAGGGCTACAAATAAACAGAACTCCGTTAACCCGATTAAACCGGTCGGGTTAGGCTCGTTTGTAGTCAAGACCTATCCCATGACCCGGTATATAGACTATACCGAGGCTGATTGGCGTATGTATTCCGACCAGCTTATTAATAACGGCATGGCTCAGGGATGGGATACTATGGTAACGTGGATGCTGGCCTCGTCCCCGTTTGTACAAACACTTATAGAGCGCAGATTAAACCCGATTCTTTCCGCCCGTTATGTTTTGATGGATGAAAATGGGAATGTGGACGAAGCGCTGACCGAACAAATTGACAAAGGGTGGTTCCGCAAGTGGATCGAGGCGGCATCTATGGCGATCTTTCAAGGGTATTCGGGCGGTGTTTTTCAGCCACAAAACAATAAAATTGAGCGCTACCCTATCTCGGTTATCGATCCATTCAATAGAGCCCTTAAACATACGCCTTTCGACCTGAACGGGCATGAGAGGTTCGATGATTATTCTAACCTGTTCTATGTGGAGTATTCATCACAACACCAGACTATGCTCGGGTTGTTTCAACCTCTTTTGAAGGAGTATGTAGGCATTGCGATCACCTTGAGAAACTGGTTAGCATCGGGAACGAGATTGGCATTCCCCTTAACGCAAGTCGGATATAACGGTGCAGGCGTAGAACTACAAGACTACATTGCTCCGGACGGCACAATTCAGCAGAAAAAGGTAAATCCCAACCAGGAGACTGCACGGGAAATTGCGGCCAATATAGACCCTACCGTGGCTATTACTACTCCTTTTTCGGTGGATGATGGGAAACAGGTTTATTCCATAGAGGTCAAACAAACCGAGCATCACAGCGCCTCGGATGCCTATAAAACATACTACGACTATATCGATCAGGCTGAGATCAGGATGATTAATCTTGTACTCGGGTCTCAGTTGACCATCAAAGAAGGCAATAGCCGGTCTTTGGGGGAGGTTCACGAGCGGGTTGCAAAGACCTATGCCGAGCGGGATGTGAAATGGATGGTAGAGGTGCTTAACAATGTCCTTAAACCAAAGCTCAACATTCCGGATAATCGATGGTTTTCTGATGACAGTGCTTCCACGATGAGCATGGATGAGGCGCAAAAGATGTCGGACATTGTTAATCAGAACGGCAAACAACTTACGCAGGAATTTTTTACCCAGATCGGGTTGCCTGAAAACTTTTACGAGGATAAATCGGGCATCTCTTTGCCGCCGGTCGCTATCAAAGAAGAGGCAGAGATTGAAACCAAAGAGGAAAAAAACTTTGTCCGCAAAGCGCTCGATTTCCTAACGGCTCGCAGTCGTCAAACACCACAGGAGCCAGAGGGGATTATCTATTTGCGTACACCCAAGATAAAAGAAGAGGTAGCTAAAGAAGATGTCGATCTTCCTGCGGGGAGCCATGCGCATGTTTCCGACGCATTTGTGAGAAAGTTGTATGAAACGGAACAGCCACAACCTGTTTTTATCGATCTAGAGCAGTACAAATACTACGCAGACACATTTAAGGCTCCGTTGTTCGGGAATAATCCTTTGGTGAAACTATCCGCCAAAGGGAATGGTTCTATCCCTGATGACTTGGTGCCTCGTTACATGGCTAACATCTTCCAGTTTTCCGCTGCCAAGAACGTAGCCGAGCAGGCTGCGGTTAACGATGCCATTGCTCGAAGTCTCTTTAACGACAAAGGGCAAAAGGTCTCTTTCTCGCAGTTCAAAAAAGCGGTCAATAAGATCGTGTCTACATTCCGCGAAGACTGGCTAAAGACCGAGTATAGGACAGCCTCGATGACGGCTATTATGGCCAATCAGTGGGGAAGCCTGTGGGCGCAGCGCGACTCACTCCCCTATTGGCGCTATCGAACCCAGGAGGACAACAAGGTGCGGGATGAACATGCAAGGCTCAACGGACGGGTGTTCCGTATCGATGATCCGAATGCTCAAAGACTGTTTCCGCCTAACGGATGGAATTGCCGGTGCTTTTACGAGGGGGTATCCGAGTATGACCGACAGAAAAACGGTTGGCAAGTCGCCCCGAATGAGGATATACAGGACCTGCTATCGCAGGATGTCGAAAAGGGATTTACTTACAATGCCGGCATCAACGGCATCATGCCGAATAAGGATAGCAGCTATTTCGATGTGCTTCCCAGCATCAATCGGCTTTCATTCGATAAATACCGGCTTGATTCCGTGAACAAGATGATGGAAACGGCCCCCAAAGTCGATGTTTACCAAGGAACAGTATCGGACATCGCTAAGATGCTCAAGCGTGCACCGGTTCAAAACGGGAATATCCTGGTGCATAACTCTATTCTACGGATGGGATTTGTACTCACTCTCTCGTTGCGGTCTCGTTTGGAGGTGGCTGGAGGTAAAGGTGTCAACCTTTTGGGTGAAACCATTTCCAATCCTGATGAGATGTGGATGCAGTGGGTGGATGAGAACAACCAGACTAAAACGAAGGGTGTAATGCTTCGTATTGCCTCGAATGTGGTTTACGCAGTGGAATTTGAGGATAATGTAATTACGGACGCTTATGTGGTTCGAAACTCATTACAGGCCGATATGCTGCGGCGTGGGCTTTTGATGGTGCGGTGATGAAAAGTTTGAAGGATTTGACAGTGGATCTGGGCAGGCTTCAGCAGAAATGCGACGAAGCTATGAAGGTAGCTCCGGCCATCATCGGAAATATGGTAGCTCAGGACATCAAAGCCAACTTTATGCGTCAGGGAGTCCAAACAGATCAGGGATTACGCAAATGGAAGCCTAGTGAAGCCGCACAAAAGGAAGGGCGACGAACATTGGTTAAAAGCGCGGCCATGATGAACGAAGTGCATTTTGAAGTACAGGGTAAGACCGTTCGTGCGGGCTTGGATACGAGGCTTATTCCGTATGCCCCTAGACACAATGAAGGATTGAAGGGTATGCCCCAACGGCAATTCATTTATGTGAGAAAGGCCGTGCTTAGGAAAGCGATGGATCAGGTAGAAAATATGCTGAAAAAATGACCGGGCAATTACTATATGCGGTTTGCAAGGAACTGATGGCGCTTCCGGAATTGGGTTTGAAGCAAGTGCAGATAGCTCGGAATTTTACCACGAACAACCCGCCGCAAAACGTTCTTCCGGCGGCAATCGTGGGGATTCTGGAGGATGAAAGCTCGGTGTTTGTCGGGGGCTATGAGAGACGGGAGTATGAGATCGGTATTTCTATCTCAATTCTCGATACCAATATAGACCTGGTGCACTCTTCGGATTGGATAGTGGATAAGTATAAGGGGGCTTACGATATACCCGACCGTATCCAGACGCTTTTCAATCGGCAGGTGTTTACTACACCGCAGATGCAAAAGCTACTCCAGAAGAACAATTTAATAACCAGGTCGCGGGGGTATAATCTGAGGCATACGCCTTATGACAAGTGGTCGAAGAATGTGGTTACCTACGAATTGGTCGTGCGTGCGATTCTTACTGTTCCGATGGAAGAGCCGGAGGTGCCCATAGAAGATATTAAGTATGAATTTGAAGTAACGGTATAATGGAGACAAGACGTATAGTTCTTTCATCCGGGAGGATGAATCGAAAAGGCTACAGAATCCCCGTCGAGGTAATCAATATCTCGGATTATCTCGCAAATCCGGTATTGTTGGCTGAACATGAATACGACAACAATATAGGCCACATGGAGGACATCCGGATAGAAAACGGCAAACTGACTGCTCTGCCCGTTTTCGCATCTACGGAGCTCGGGCAGCGGTATAAGACCCTTTATGAAGAGCGAGGTATCAATGCCATCAGCATGGGTGGTTTTGTCAAGTTGAATGCCGACCGGAACGAAGCATTGGCCTTTGATCTCTGGGAAAACTCGATGACTTCTGTTCCGGCCGATCCGGGAGCTGTTGCAATGGAGGCCGGGGTTGCCCTCAGTACGGACGAAGCACCGGAGAAGTTATCCGGCATCAGTCCCGATGTGATGGAAGCCAAACTTTCAGCGGGTTATGAGTATGTGACCCTGAATTGCTGGGAAGAGGAAGAAGAAAACCTTTCCGCAGGAAGCGGAGTAAATAAATCAAACGAAATGGAAGAGAACAAAAACCTTGCGCCCGAGACTGGCGCACCGGCAGAAGGCGCTACCCTGTCTGCCCCCGCTGCTTCCGCTCCTGCGGAAGAGCCCAAAACCCAACCCGAACCTGCCGCTTTGGCAGCACCGGAACCCAAACAGGTGTCTGAACCGGCCCCGGCAACCCTGGGCCTGAATCCCGCGATGCCCCAAATGGATATGCCGAAAGTACGTGTCAGCACACAACGGGCATCCCTTTCAGCCCTTATGAAAGAAAAGGGTATGGATGGGATTTCCGAGATGCTTTCGCAGGGCAATGAAAACGAAAAACTGCATGTGTTCGATGCGATCAAGAACACCCCGTCAGGAAAAGTGTTTTTCGACAAACTGCACTTCAACATCGACAACGGTGGCCGCCCGGTGCGCGTCAGTGTTGATGAGTACATGAGCAACCGGGAATCACTTTCATCGTCACTGCGTGAGATTCAGAAGCTCTCCATGAGCGGCAATGCCACACTGAACGCATCGACCGACTTTGTGGAATCTCCGGCGCTGGACCGTATCGCGTTTGCGGCAATGGCGTATCTCAAGCTGTTCCCGACCAATCTGTGGGTAAACCGCATGCCCGTTCTTCCGGCCCAGATGGTCGGCGATAACGTGGGAATCGTATGGGCGAATATCGGTTTCGACAACAAGATTACCACCCAACCGGCCCAGACCGATACGACGGTTACGCCTGCAACGATTGTGGCCAAAGCCGACACGCCGGTATCAATGCAGATTTACGAACATCTGCTGGAACCGATGCTCTGGAAACGTTACAACCGAGACATCGTTGCTTACGACCAGATGGGATTGCAGTGGGATGTGGCGCTGAACAACCTGTTTACAGCTATGTATGACTGGGATTTGTTCACGCTGGCCCAGAAGATCGCAACGACCAAATCGGGCTACACTCCGAAGGTGCAGGGCACTTCGGGCGAGGCGCTCAAGCTCGGGGAAAACTGGGTGAAAGTTCCGTCGAACACCGGCGACTACAACGGTCTTACGATGAAGGACATTCAGGCTCTGGAGGCATTCTTCCAGACGCAGAATGTTCGTATCGAATCCCTCAATCCGGTTATCAACGTCGATCCGTCGTTGCAGTACTCGCTCACGCAGGACCCGAAAGTGCAGACCGTCCTCACCCGCTTCGTGGAGGGATACAAGAACGAAGACCTGCGCGTGTCGTATTCGCGTGTGTTCACCCGGCAATACCTGGGTGTGTACGATCCGACCACGAGCGCGGTAGTAAACCCGGTTACGGGCACTCCGACGGCCACGATGGTACAGTACGGCCTCGGGCTGATTCCGGAGTATGTTCTGCGCGGCCTGGCTTCGATGGAGGTGTTTACCAAGATCGAGCCCACCCTGTACGGCGAAGTTTACTCGGCAGAAATCAAGACCGGTATCGCTCCGGCGTACGCCAACAATCTGGGAACGGCTCTGATCGTGCCGACCAAGTACACCGCACCCTCGACGGGTGAATAACCATAAAAATACACAATCATGGTAGAAATCAATCATAATGTGGATGAACGCTTTTTTGCGAGGCTGAAAGGCGTTGTAAAGAAATTCACCGATGCAGGTTATAAAGGTGTTCATCTGGACACCTACCTGCAAATGGTGATTACGGATGAACAGGTGGCTAAACACCATCTGTTCTATCCGAAGTCTCCGCTTATTCTGGTCACCAATGAGAATATGCCGAAGACCATTGAAGAGGTGGAAAATCTCTTTATGAAATACCCGATTTATCCTCAGAAGAGCAAGGAAGAAGAGGCCCAGAATGTGGCCGACCTTCTCAATGCCGTGGATGAATCCACTACGGAGAAAGAGTCCAAGCCGGACAAGAAAACCGGAAAAAAAGAAAAAGCATGAAAACAGGTGTAAATATCAAATTCACCAACACCCGGACTGGTGTCGCCTCGTCTTCGGACGGGGTGGCACTCCTCTGTGTGCAGGCAGTGGCGGTAGCGAGTACGTTTAAGCTGAATACTCTGTATAAGCTCTCGCAGCCGAGCGATTTGACACCTCTCGGCATAAACGACACGTATGACGCAACGAATAAGGTGTCATTGGTAAGGCAGGTTGAAGAGTTCTATGCCTCGGCCGGAAACGGTGCTACGCTGTATCTGATTGGGGTGGACAAAAGCTCGACGATGAGCGAATTTGTCGCCTCCGATACTTTCGAATCCCTGCTCCGCTCCACCGGTCTGAGTGCCGAGGGAAATCCCTCGCCTGCTGATCGGGCCAAGATGATCGGCGTGGTCTTCGCTCCGCAGGATCAGGCTCCTTCGAGCGGAAGCTACTATGCGGATGTAATTCCCACTGCAACGGCCCTGAATACGACTTTGGGCAATCTTTGGGATGCCGGTTTCAGAGCGTTTGCAGTACTGGACGGCAATAACCTCAAATCGGTTACCGACGCTCCCGACTTCAATACACAGGATTGTCCGCGTGTAGCTGTTTGTGATACTACGGCCACCCTTGACAGCTGCGCCTCTGTCGGGCTGGTGCTGGGTATTCTTTCCCGGCAGGCGGTCAATTACGAACTCTCGAATGTGTCTGCCGGACCGCTCCCGATTCAGAACGCATGGTTTACAGACGGAACTCCGGTAAGCTCGGTTTTGCCTGCCGTGTTCGACACGCTGGGACAAAAACAGCATCTTTTCATTCGGACGCGTGACACGAAGTCGGGTTACTACTTCAATGACGGTGCAACCGCCGAGGACAGCACTATGGCCCTGTCGACGATTCCGGCCAACCGGGTGCTGAATAAGATTGCGGATTATCTGCATGCCTACCTCACGGATATTATCGGCCAAACGCCGCCCATCGATACGGACGGAGATATTAACGAAGGATACCTTTCCTCGGTGACGGAGAATTTCTACACGACCTATACCGATCCGATGATTACGGACGGGGAGATTGCCGGGGTGAATCTGGAGCTTTCGAGCCTTTCTCCGTTCACTTCGACCAGGACCGTCAAGGCTCACTTATCCATCCAGCAGCGTCCGGGCATTGCCCTGATCGAAGCGGACATCGAATTTGTAAACTCGCTGTAATATGAATCTGGATTATTTAGTTTCAGGCGGTGATAAATACCAGGTGTTTATCACTATCGGCTCGGTTCCGGTGTACATGTTTCTGACCGCTTCCGCTGTGGGTAGAAATCTGTCTCAGGATGCTACCCCTATCGGAGCTATCAGCACGGAGAAGCCTATCGCCGTCAAGCGGGGGATTAAGAACAACGCGTTCAATATCTCTTTGCAGGACGGAGAGGCCATCAAGATCGTGCAGGCCGCTAAACTGGCTATGGGATCGGGTATTCACGATTTCCGGGATTTCCCGGCTAATACGAATATCACGGTGACCAGCTTGGAGAATGGCTCTGTTGAGAAGTATATCGGCTGCGCGTTCTCCGGCGACAACAAGAACATCGAACGCAATTCACTCGAAACGCTCCGGGAGTTGTCCGGGACGTGTATCGACTATAAATCTGTGTAATCATGGAAATCACGCAAAAATTCAAGTGCAAAAATGCCGACGGCCAGTTGGTCGACAAGGAGATGAAACTGGAGTTCCGGGAGATTGACCGGTGCCGGAGAAGCGATGCAAAGCTGTTTTATGCGGCGATGGGTATGATGTCCACGGATGCAAAAGGCGAAGCAGTATTTTCCCCGGCTTCTATCGAAAAGATGGGGACGGAGTTTATCGACGGGCTTGTGGTCAAAGGACCGGATTTCAACGAGACAGATTTTGTCCTGCTGAAAAACGACGTGGTGTCAACGTTCCAGTTGAACATGGAGCTTTTCGGGAGGGTGATCGGCCCTTTTTTAACAGCCAACTTGTAAGACTGTCATCGGTTTTTCAGGTTGCGCAAACGAAAAGCGCCGAACTGCTCCAGTTGTTCAGCAAGGAGAACCCCCTGTGGGAAACATACCTGTTATTCGCCCGGATTTTCGGAATGAGTCGCAGGGAGTTCGAGGAACTGAGCATAGATGAGATCGGAGCCACTTTAGCCCATATTTACGCAAATAAACTGCACGAGAGGCAGTTGTTGTAGCTGCCTCTCTTAATTCTCTTTCAAGATGATCGATTACGGAGTAAAGATCAACGTAGGCGGAAATGCTCCTACAGTAATGGGGCAACTGTTTACCATTTCCCAAAAACTGGATGCAATCATGCAGAAATTAAATAGCATGTCGTCCAAGCTGGGAGACACATTCCGTCGTACCGGTACTTCGGCCCAGCAAGCCACTCAAAAAGCGGAATCAGGTTTTAAACGAGTATCAACAGCTATTGGGGATGCACGACAAAAGCTCGATAGGCTGAATTTCGGCTTTCGTGGATTAGGCTCCAGGCTGGCCGGATTGGGCTTGTCTATTGGTGCTGTCGATATTGGCCGCAGAATCATTAATGCGGGAGGCAATGAAGAGGACATATTAGCCCGGTTGGAATTTGCCTTAAAAGACAGAGGCAAAGCCATTGCCATGAACAGTGAGCTAAAAGCGTTCGCCAGACGGACCCCTATTCCGATTCAGGACATGCGCCAACAAGCGGCTATGCTTGCTCCTGTGTTCGGGGATCAAACAATGAAATATTTTAAGATGTTGGGCGATGTGGTATCTGGATCAGGCGGAGATTTCGGTAATATCGCATACAACTTTGCTCAGATTAAATCTATGGGGCGAACCTACGGTATCGACTTGCGTCAGTTCGCTATGCAGAATATTCCTATTTGGCAGGAGCTTGCAAAGGTGTTGAACGTGCCGGTTGAAAAGATGGAGGAAATATCTACCAGCGGAAAGATCACTTTCGATGTGGTCGCTAAAGCTTTCGAGAACATGACCAAAGAGGGCGGTATTTACTTTGGTGCAATGGAGGCACGGTCGCACACCTTCCGGGGGCAGTGGCAGATCATCGGGAACAAGATGCAGGAAATCTGGGTGAAATTCTTTGAGAAGGCCAGACCCTACTTGCAGCAGTTCAGCGATTGGGTGGAGAAGCAGATCGAAAACTTCGATGAGTTATGGCCGAAAATCAAGTTAGCCGGAGAATTAATTGCTACCTATTTTTCTGTAAAGGTTTTAGCAAATTTTATAAGTAGCTTAAATACTATTAGAAAGACTTTGGTTGCAATATCATCTATCAAATTAACAGGCGTATTAACTCAATTTGGTACGATTGGAGGCATTCTTAAAGGTATAGGGGGGCCGTTGGCTGCCATTTTAGCGTTTTTTGGGCTTATTAATTATGGGCATGGCAATGCGTCTGGGCAAGGTTATCAGGCTATGAGCTTGGAAGAACTGAAAGCCGAACGCGAAAGGTTGATAGCGTTGAGGGATAAACCCGTTGCAAAAGATTTACAAAATGTCACCGATGAGGAATTTGCGAATATACATCGCAATGCGACAAATAAAACGTCGTCAGACACATCCTCAAAAATCGATGAAATAGAGAGGGTGATAAAACAGAAAGAGGCTTTTTCTGCATTCAGGGATTCTACCAGTGGGGTAAATAGCGCTATGGGAGGTATTAGTGATATTAACACCGACCTTTCCCCTCGTGGTGTCTCCGGCAACGGCGGTATCAAAAACTTCCAGATTACATTCAATTCCCCCGTGGTTCAAGTTGATGACAACCATGTAGACGGGGAAAAATACACCCCGGAACAATTAGGACAAACCGCCGCTAAAGAGTTTGTCAATATTCTCACTCAAATCGCTGTACAGTGATGAGCAAAGCAAAGGAGTTTATACGCAACTTGTTTACATATATCGGAGATTACAATGCAGCCTCTCCTGATAACGTGACGTATGTTGAATTCAATAATACCAAGTTCTCCGTACAGATACAGCCGTTTTTTGAGCTGAATACTTCACACGGCAAGGTCATCGCTCGCTCGCAGATTATTGACGGAGAAGAGGCGTTTGAACGCATGAGTATAAAGGCCTCGAAAATTACTTTCAGGGGGACTATCCTTGTGGATAAGTGGCGGCAAAGAGGTTTTGATGATTTGGGGCGCGGTGCCGTACAGATAGCGACCCGCACAAAAGACTGGAATGATAAATACCGCATAGATGACATGCTGGAAGCTCTCGACCTGATAAATCGTCAGGTCTTTCGAGTCAACGAGATTATAGAGGTCAAAAACCCTTACCTCAATAAACTCGGGATCGAATACGTCTTGGTGGAGGGTATGACCACCAGCCCGCTGATCGGGTCGGTAGGGTTCGAGTACTCGATTGAAGCGTACGATGCAACCGGGAAAAAGAATAACAAAGAAGAAACGCTTATAATCTCGCAATAATGCTGTACCTGATCACACATGTTCAAGTTTCATTCGGCGAAAACTACGAGAAAAAACTATCCTCGGTGGTTCGGGTTTCTATGAATGATTCTATCGACGGGATCGGCGCGCGGTGCGAGATCACCTGCCCACTTAATGCCCGGATCGAGAAAGACGGTGGGACACCGTTCATAGCGCCGGTGCGGACAGCTTTCAAAACCGGAGACAAAGTGCGTGTAAAAGCATGGTACGACGACTACCGGGAAAGGACGTTGTTTGAGGGCTATGTGTATCAGATCAGGGAGGGAACACCAAGTACGATAGTTTGCGAGGATCAGGTTTACTTATTGCGCCGTGGCATTCTGAATAAGGTGTGGAATAAACCCGTCAAGTTGAAAGAAATCTTGCAATACGTGTGCTCGTCACAAGGGGTTGAGGTTTCCGATGATGTGGCCGATGTGGAGTTTATCAAATTCTCCATCAAAGACTCTTCACCTTTGTACGTGTTGCAGCAGATCAAGAGTGAAATGTGGCTCGTGGTTACTTTTCGGGACAAAAAGCTGGTTGCAACGGGTATCAGCGCTACCAAAGGAAATAATGTCAAGCTGGCCAGCGACAGAAACGTGATCGGTTGCAATATCCAACAGCCCGACGGAGTATGGAAACAATTTAAACTGAAAGTCGAGTACACAGATAAAAACGGGAAGAAAAAGAGCTTTACCGTTGGGGACCAGGAGGGGCAGATAAAGTCGCCTGTCGCGAAGACTTGGCAGCTGG